ATTAATGCCATTATTTGCTGCAATCTATTTCACGGATAGAATTATGACCGTTGCAATGCCATGGATTGAACACGTGAAAATTCACAAATGGTTTTCAGGAACAAAAGAAATGACGGCTTCATTCGTTAGGGTATTGACAGCCGTTTTAATTTATGGGTTTTACCAATTAATCGTTTGGATTTTATAAGCAATTCCCAGATCAAAAACACGCAAAAACAAATCGCATGAACATCAAAAAACGCATTAGAGAATTCAAAAGAAAATTGAGATATTTATTTTTGTCTAAAACCGAGAAAAAAATGATGTCACTATCCGTTCAAATCACAAATGAATATATCCATTCAAGGGAATTCAGGCGAATGATGGCAAAATGCGGATTTGACAGAACAATCAAACAAATGTTGAACGAATGGGGGACAAAGAACCAATCCTTTTAGGGGACACAATCGAAACAATCTTTAAAAAAATGGGCATTGATACAATTGCCCACATGGTTGTAAAAAACTGCAATTGTCAAAAGCGAAAACAATCATTGAATAAAATCGATTTGCGAAAGATTGTTCCGTATCAATCAACGAAACCAAAAACGTGAAAAAAACGTGAGTCATGGACGATAAAAAAGAGGATAAAAGATTACAGAATCTGAAGCACTTTTCAAGTGATTACCAACCAAAATCAAATGGAAGGCCAAAAGGCAGCAGAAACCGCAGCACAATCGCAAAATTATGGTTGCAAGCGGAGCAAAGTTTCAGCAATCCATTGACGGGTGAAATTGAAAACCTATCACAAGAAGATATTATGACACTCGCATTGATTAAAAAAGCACGCGAGGGTGATGTGAATGCATACAAGGCATTGATGGATTCGGGTTATGGCGCACCAATTCAACAGATTGAACAGATAGGTGACGAAATCGATTTATCAAGTCTAACAACTGAGGAAATCAAAGAACTTTTGAAAGAAAATGATTAATGACAAAAAAGAAATTGCACGCGAGATTTTGCGCAGGGAATTATCAAGACGCTCATTATGGGAGTTTTGTTGTTATTATGACGCTGATTTTTTCAGTAAAAGGCCATTTCTTAAACAAATCGCGGATGCTTTTCAGGAAATTGAGGATAAAAAAATCAAAAGTTTAAGTGTTTCACTACCACCAAGGGCAGGGAAATCCTATATCACATCACTATTTTGTGCATGGACAATTGGACGAAATCCAGATCAATCGGTCATGCGAAATGCTTGTACCGCAACGCTGTTTTTAAAATTCAGTTATGACGTTCGCGCAATAGTCAAATCCGATAAGTACAAAAAGATTTTTCCAAAGGTTACATTATCGGATGACAAAAGCAATTTGCAGGGTTGGAACACTAATTTTTCAAAGCAAGTTGGATATTTTGGCGCGGGTGTTGGTGGTACAATCATAGGTTTTGGAGCGTCAAATGTGGCAATCACGGATGACCTTTACCGCGGAATTGAAGATGCTTTGAGTGACACCGTAAACGATAGAATCCACCAATGGAAGGAATCAACACATGATTCACGTTTTGAAAGCGGTTGCGCTCGCATTGACATTGGTACGCGTTGGTCATTGAATGATGTAATTGGCCGAAATATAGATGCGGGGGTGTATGACAAATCAATTGTTGTTAGTGCATTGACAGAATCAAATGAATCCTTTTGTGATGACGTGTTAACAACTGCGGAATATCTTGAAAAGAAAAAGAGAACCGCACCTGAAATATGGTCAGCGGAATATCAGCAAGAACCCGTTGACATGAAAGGCCGATTGTTTAATGACCTTAAATTTATGTCAAAAGAAGAATTTGACGCGTTTAAATTGACAAATGAAATTGAGGGTTGCGTGGCCTATGTGGATGTAAGTGACCAGGGCGCGGATTATACAAGCATGGCTGTTTGCGCCATTATTAAAAAGAAACTATTTATTGTTGATTACGTAATGACTCGCGACAATACGGATATTTCGATTCCACAAACGGCCGCGATTTTAAACAAATGGAAAGTTTCCTATTGCAGGGTTGAATCAAATTCGATGGGTGCAATGTTCAGCCGTCAATTGCAGTTATTAACCAAAACCCGAATACTGCAAGTAAACAACACGCAAAACAAAATCACTCGCATCATAATGAGTTCGGCTCACGTCATGAATTCAATGATTTTTGTGCGAAATGGTGATGCTCAAAGCGAGTTATTTATCCAAAATGTACTAAGTTTTAGTAAGGAGGGCAAGAATAAAAATGATGATGCTCCAGATTGCTTAGCTGGATTATCTATTTTTGTACAATCAATGTTTAAAAAATTATCGTAACTTTGCTTAAATTCTAATCAATTCAGATGGAGATAAATTTTTGGGAGTCTTTTTTTGGCGTTAATAGCGGTCAACAAAACAGATTTATAAACCAATTCAATAGACTGAAACCTATACAAAATCAGGTATGGGGTGTAAAAAATGCAATTTGGATTGATACAAATAATGCGTGGGAGTGGTTTTTAACTATTCCTGAATTTAGAGCTGTAATCGATAAGCGTGCTTCAATGATGAGTAGTAACGTGCCTAAATTATACGATAAAAACAACGAAGAAATAACGGAACATTGGTTTTTGGATATGGTTAATCACCCAAACCCAGTTCAAAGTTGGTCAGATGTTGTTTACTCGCTATCTGTTAACGATGCGTTGTATTCAAATGCGTTTGGATATTGTCCGTTAAGAGCATTCAATCAAAGAAACTTATTTGTCCCGCTACCAAGTAATAAAATACAAATCCAAACGAGTGGTAAAACGCTTAAACAAATGGACGTGAACGGTCTTATTGATGGATATAAGTTCGAATATGACGACAACGAAATCGAAACTTTGCCAATTGAAGACGTTATTTATTTAACTACTACTGATGGAATGAACATAATCAAACCGACAAGTAGAATCGATGCGCTGAAATATCCATTGAGTAATATCAAAGCAAGTTACCATAAGCGAAATGTATTATTAGAAAACATTGGTGCAATAGGTATTTTATCAGCTCAAAATTCTGATTTAGGTGGTTCTATTCCTATGACTCCCGAAGAGAAAAGAGAGATACAAAGGGATTGGTACAACCGTTCAAAAGACGAAATAATAATCACTGAAAGTCAAGTTAACTGGCAATCAATGTCATATCCAACGAGAGATTTAATGCTATTTGAAGAACTTAACGCTGATAAGATGGCTATTATAGACGCTTATGGAATGAATGCAAATCTATTCTCAAGTGAAAAAGGTAGTACATTCAGCAATGTTAAGGACTCGATTCGTATGGTTTATACCGATACAATTATTCCTGAGACACAACAAATGTACGATTCTATTTGTCATCAACTTGGATTAGATAAGGAGGGTATTCGTATTGAAGCTTCATTTGAACATTTAAAAGTATTACAAGAAGACGAACAAGTAAAGTATGCAGCTGAGAAAATTGAAACAGAAACAAGCAGCATAATGTTAAACGATGTTATCAAACTAAACACAGCAATCGTTGCTGGACAAATGACACGTGCAACCGCTATAAATTCATTAGTAAGCCTTTACGAATGCGAACCTGGAACAGCAGCCACTTTAATTATTTAACTATGAAATCAACTAACTATCAAACAAAAGGAGCCGCCGAAATAAAGGATATAAGCTCCGATAAAAGACAAGTAGCAATATACTTAGCGAAGTTCGAAAATATAGATGCGGATAACGATATGATAAAAAAAGGTTCGTTCACGAAGTCAATATTAGAGCGTGGTCCCGATTCAACATCTAACCGTAAAATAGCTTTTTTAAGATGGCACGACTGGGAAAAACAAATCGGAAAATTTAACGAACTTGGTGAAGACGAAATAGGTCTTTTTGCTGTTGGTCAATTAGGTAACTCAACAATAGGTGAAGACGCTTGGAACGATTATAACGATGGAATAATTCGTGAACATTCAATCGGGTTTCAATACATACAAGACAAAATGAAATGGATTGAAGACAGCACGCTACCGTCTAAAGGTTACTATCAAATAACGGAACTAAAACTATACGAAGGTTCTGCTGTTACGTTTGGAGCAAACAGTGAAACAAATGTAGTTGACGTAATGAAATCAGAGGATAAGATAGATAAAGCGGTTAAAATATCAAACGATATTGACTTACTTATCAAAGGTCTCGCAAATGGTAAAGGAAGTGATGAGCGCCTTTATGAAATGGAAATGAAATTAAAATATTTGAACAGTCAGATGTTAATACTCGCAAAAAGTGAGCCGTTCGTAAAAGAACATTCGCAGATTATCGAGCCAATAATAACAGCACCGGCTTTCAATTGGAGTGAAGTAATAAATAAAATTTAACTAAAAAAAAAGAAAAATGGAAAACAATTTAACACCAGAACAAGTAGTTGAAAAAATCAACGAAAAGTTCAATGAAACATTGGCTACAATGCCAACAAAAGAAGACCTTGATGGTTTGAAATCTGATGTAGAAGTTCTAAAAGGATTAGAGGCTAAGTCTCAAGAAATCGAAAAAGCAATCGCACGTTTCGAAGGTAAAATGGAGGCAATCTCTGAAAAAGGATTCAAGTCTGAGCGTAAAGCACGTTCACTTGGTGAGGCTATCTCAATGGCTTACGTTGCTAACATCGACAAAATCAAAGAAACTGCTGAGAAAGGCGGAATGATGAGTCTTGAAACAAAAGCTATTTTACGGTTTGATGAACTTTCAGGACCACGTTCTTGTATTGACTTTGTGAACGCACCCTTTTTAATCATATCGTTATCACTGTCGATATTATCGAACTTAGCTAAATAGATTGCTACTTGTCTTTTATCTGAGCTTATATCCTTTATTTCGGCTGCTCCTTTTGTTTGGTAGTTAGTTGATTTCATAGTTAAATAATTAAAGTGGCTGCGGTTTCAGGCTCGCATTCGTATAAACTTATCAAAGAATTAATAGCCGTTTCTCTTGTCATTTGTCCCGCAACTATTGCTGTATTTAGTTTGATAACATCGTTTAACATTATGCTACTTGTTTCCGTTTCAATCTTTTCAGCTGCATACTTAACACTCTCGTCTTCTTGTAATACTTTCAAATGGTCGAAACACGCTTCAATTCTTATACCTTCCTTATCTAATCCAAGTTGATGACAAATAGAATCGTACATTTGTTGAGTTTCAGGAATAATCGTATCGGTATAAACCATACGAATTGAGTCTTTAACATTACTAAACGTGCTGCCTTTCTCACTTGAAAATAGATTAGCGTTCATTCCGTACGCATCTATAATAGCCATTTTATCAGCGTTAAGCTCTTCAAATAGCATTAAATCTCTCGTTGGATATGACATCGATTGCCAGTTAACTTGGCTCTCAGTGATTATTATTTCGTCTTTTGAACGGTTGTACCAATCCCTTTGAATCTCTCTTTTCTCTTCAGGAGTCATAGGAATAGAACCACCTAAATCAGAATTTTGAGCCGATAAAATACCTATTGCACCAATGTTTTCAAGTAGTACATTTCGCTTATGGTAACTTGCTTTGATATTACTCAAAGGATATTTAAGCGCATCAATTCGGCTCGTAGGCTTAATGATGTTCATTCCGTCTGTAGTTGTCAAATAAATAACGTCTTCAATTAGCAAGGTTTCGATTTCGTTGTCATCGTATTCGAATTTATAACCGTCAATAAGACCGTTCACGTCCATTTGCTTTAGCGTTTTACCACTCGTTTGGATTTGTATCTTATTACTTGGTAACGGAACGAATAGATTTCTTTGATTGAATGCTCTCAATGGGCAATTCAACTATTGGTGAAGACGCTTGGAACGATTACAACGATGGAATAATTCGTGAACATTCAATCGGGTTTCAATACATTCAAGACAAAATGAAGTGGATTGACGACAGCACTTTACCTTCTCAGGGTTACTATCAAATCAGTGAGTTGAAATTATACGAGGGTTCTGCGGTTACGTTTGGAGCAAATAGCGAAACGTATGTAGTAGA